TCCTGACTGTTTCGATGTAGGCCTCTGGGATGATTCTACCCCCAATTAGGAGGAGATCTGAAAAGCCTACATATGCTCTGGACAGAGCTAGCACAAGAGTGTGCTAGCAGATGCTGTACACGCACCACCATGGACGTAAAGTACGTCCAAGGTCGTGTCAAACACGAAGGTCTATCGTTCCTTACGATAACCCTTCCCGCCTTTGGGAAGGACTTCGAAAGAAGTCTGGACCAGGGGTACATCGCTCGCAGTCTCTTCCAAGGTTTTACTTGGAAGGCAGGTCTCCCGAGATTTCTTTCGGGTTTCCTGGAGCAAGTGTTTGACAGTGGTACTGGTGCATTGCTTGACAACCCTGACATCGATGCGATTACCTCCGTTCGTCAACTTACGTTGATGTTCGGTAAGGTGCTTGTCCCCTGCTCGCAAGAGCGGGTTCGAGCGGCGATCGATGGGTATGTCAAGACAGAGCAGGAAGTGACCCTCCGCTCCGCCTGGCTTCTTCCGAACCACTTGGAAGAGTTTAGGCGGGTGGCTGGGATGCTTTACGGGGATCTGTTCGAATCGATAGACGATCAAGTCTTCGACCGGACGTTGGTCCCCAAGCACGGTCCTGGTGCTACTGCCGACAACCTCCGTGGAAACGGAAAGTATCGGAATCGTACCTGGACCGCACGTCTGGAGGCGTTCTTTCCGTCAGGAGAGTACCTCGTTCCAAACTCCTCTTTTGAAGAGGACTTGGCAGACGTTCACTTCCTCGAGCCTGGAACGGAGATGCCCGTAGAGGTCATCACCGTTCCTAAGACGCTCAAGACACCGAGGATCATCGCGAAGGAACCTACGCACATGCAATATGTGCAGCAGGCCCTTCAAGAGGCCCTTTATGATGGTGTTGCGGAGAGTAACCTCCTCCGCCCCATGATCGGATTCCTCGACCAACGCCCTAATCGGCGCTTGGCGAGGAAGGGTTCCAGAGATGGATCCCTTGCGACACTCGACTTGAGTGAAGCCTCCGACCGTGTCTCGAACCGGCTAGTACACGAATTGCTGCACGGCCACCCTCATTTGCAATTGGGTGTCGATGCTTGCCGTTCGCGGAAAGCCGTTGTGGACGGGCATGGTGTTATCACCCTGTCCAAGTTCGCGTCTATGGGTTCAGCGCTCACGTTCCCGATTGAGGCAATGGTCTTTCTGACCTGCGTCTTTGTTGGGATTGGTGAGTCGCTCAATGTACCCGTGACCCCGGCCCTCATTGAGAGGTTCCGGTACCGCGTGCGCATCTTCGGGGACGACATCATTGTCCCTGTCGATGTTGTACCCTCAGTGATCCGGGCGCTTGAGCTCTTTGGAGCTAAAGTTAACTCGGGCAAGTCATTCTGGACTGGAAAGTTCAGAGAGTCTTGCGGAAAGGAATTCTATGACGGCGAGGACGTTAGTATAGTCCGTTGCCGACGTGAATTCCCTTCGTCACTGACAGACGCTGCGGAGATCACTAGTCTTGTGGATCTCAGAAACCAGCTTTACTTTGCTGGATACTGGGCCACTTGCCAGTGGTTAGACGAGCACATCGTCGGGTTTTTGAAATACTACCCGGTTGTGCTGCCATCGTCGCCCGCGTTGGGGCGCCACAGCTTCCTGGGATTTCGGTTCCAGAAAGTGTCACGGGGTTCACACACGCCTTTGGTTAAGGCATATGTGAGGACTGACGTGGTTCCATCCGATGAATTGGATGGAACTGGTGCTCTACTCAAGTTCTTCTTGAAGCGGGGCGAGAGCCCTAGCTTCGATAAGAAGCACTTGGAGCGTGCTGGGCGTCCTAGGACCGCC